ATCAGAATACCCCTGATATCATTACTGGATGGAATAACAACCTGTATGACATTCCTTATATCTGTCGTCGTATCGAGCGGGTGCTAGGTGAGAAGTGGAAGAAGTCTTTGTCCCCTTGGAATAGGGTGATTGACAGAGAGATTAAGATGATGGGACGCACCAATATAGCGTATGAAATAACTGGTGTAGCGATCCTTGATTATCTCGATCTCTATAAGAAATTCACTTATACTAACCAGGAATCCTATCGCCTAGACCATATCGCTATGGTCGAGTTGGGTGATAAGAAGTTGGACCACTCTGAGTTTGAAAACTTCAAGGATTTCTATACGTCTGACTGGCAACGCTTCGTGGAATACAACATCCATGACGTTAATCTCGTTGACAGTCTGGAAGATAAGATGAAGTTAATCGAGTTGGCAGTTACTATGGCGTATGACGCTAAGGTAAACCTTGAGGATGTATATTCTCAGGTCCGCATGTGGGACACTTTGATCTACAATGATCTTAAGGGTCGTAACATTGTGGTGCCACCTCGCCTAACTACTAAGAAGGACGACAAGTATGCGGGGGCATATGTCAAAGAACCGATTCCTGGAAGCTATGATTGGGTTGTGTCTTTTGACCTTAACTCTCTCTACCCTCATCTTATCATGCAGTACAACATCTCACCCGAGACACTTTTGGACGAAAGACACCCAACGGTTACTGTTGATCGAATACTTAATCAAGAAGTAGTCTTCGATGGAGACGGTTGTGTATGTGCTAACGGTGCTCAGTATCGTAAGGACATACTAGGTTTCCTTCCTCAAATGATGCAGAAGATTTATGATGAGCGAACGATTTATAAGAAGGCCATGCTTAAAGCGAAGGGGGATAATGAAATTCACCCAAGTGCCAAACTACAAAGAGATATTAGTAAATTCAATAACATCCAAATGGCTCGAAAGATCCAACTCAATTCGGCTTATGGTGCCATTGGAAATCAATACTTTAGATATTACAACTTGGCTAATGCTGAGGCGATTACTCTATCGGGACAGGTGAGCATCCGATGGATTCAAAACAAAATGAATGCTTACCTTAATAAAATTTTGAGGACGACTAATGTTGACTACGTTATTGCTGCTGATACTGATTCCATCTATCTCAATCTGGGTCCTTTTGTTGACAAGGTATTCAAGGGCAGAGAGAAGAGCGATGATAGTATTGTTAGGTTCCTTAACAAGGTGTGTGAAGTGGAATTTGAGAAGTATATTGGAAATTCTTATGAAGCGTTGGCAACCTATGTAAATGCATATGACCAGAAGATGTTTATGAAGCGAGAGAATATCGCTAACCGTGGCATCTGGACAGCAAAGAAACGATACATCCTCAATGTATTTGATAGTGAGGGTGTCCGTTACAAGACTCCTAAACTAAAGATCAACGGCATTGAGGCAGTCAAATCTTCCACACCAGCACCATGTAGGACCGCCATTAAGGACGCTCTAAAGGTAATTATGAATGGGACAGAGGAAGAATTGCAAAAGTTTATTGCAGACTTCCGTCAGAAGTTTGAAGCGATGCCTGTAGAAGAGATCGCATTCCCCCGTGGATGTAACAACGTGGCAAAGAATTCGTCACCTGCTACCATCTATGGCAAGGGATGTCCCATGCATGTGCGAGGAGCACTGCTGTATAACTTCTATATTAAGAAGAGAAAACTCTCACACAAATATCCCATCATTCAAGAGGGTGAGAAGATTAAATATGTGATGCTGAGGACACCAAACAAGATCAACGAGAATGTGATCTCATTCTTCCAGACTCTTCCAACCGAGTTTGGACTTGACAAAAGCATAGACTATGACTTACAATTTAAGAAGTCGTTTCTTGACCCTTTGACTGTAATCCTAGACACCATTGGTTGGAAACCCGAAAAAATAAACACCCTGGAGGCATTGTGGTCGTGAATTTTCTTTCCGATATCGTAAAGGAGATCGATAATGAATACGCTGGTCTGGTTTCAGACGGAGTTGCAGCAGGTGATACCACCTCCTATATCGATACTGGCAGTTATATTTTCAATGGACTGGTATCTGGATCGATCTATGGTGGAATCCCATCTAATAAAATTACTGCTCTAGCAGGTGAGTCTTCAACTGGTAAGACTTTCTACTGTCTTGGAATTGTTAAGCATTTTCTTGACATGGATCCTGATGCAGGTGTAATCTATTTTGAATCTGAGTCTGCCATCAGTAAAAGCATGATCGAATCTCGTAAGATTGATTCAAATCGTATGGTCATTGTCCCTGTTACAACAGTGCAGGAGTTTAGGCAGCAGGCAATTAAGATTATTGATAAGTATCTACAGATGCCTGAAGAGTCTCGCCAACCCATGATGTTTGTGTTAGACTCACTAGGGATGCTCTCAACCTCTAAGGAGATTGAGGACACCGAGGCGGGTAAAGAGACTCGCGATATGTCACGAGCGCAGGTAGTTAAGTCTATCTTCCGTGTGCTCACTCTCAAACTGGGTAAAGCAAACGTGCCCATGATCGTTACTAACCACACTTACGATGTTATTGGATCTTACGTTCCTACAAAGGAAATGGGTGGAGGCAGTGGACTCAAGTATGCTGCATCTACAATCATCTATCTCTCAAAGAAAAAAGAGAAGGATGGCAAGGAAGTCATTGGAAACATTATCAAAGCTAAGACTGCTAAGTCGCGTCTGAGTAAGGAGAATGCTGTTGTTGAAACCCGTCTTTACTACGACGAGCGTGGACTTGACCGCTATTTCGGACTACTGGAATTGGGTGAGAAGTATGGAGTCTTCCAACGGGTCGGTAATCGTATCAAGTTTGGTGAATCTTCTGTTTATCCTAAGTCTATTCTTTCTGATCCTGAAAAATACTTCACTCCTGAAGTGATGGTTAAACTTGACAAAGCAGCAGAGCAGGAGTTTTCCTATGGAGCATAAGGAATGGATTAAAATCTATCCTAAGGCACTCGATCCAAACGTATGCCGCAATGCTATCAACAATGCAAAGAGTTGCACACAGGTGATGAGGTGGGATGATGGTGTCCCAAAATATGACATCATCAATGTTTCCTACCTAGCAGACCAGGGAGACCACGAGTGGAATGCAATCCAACAACAGATTGTACCCATCATTCAGTGGTCTGCACATGAATATATGAAGGAATTAGACTGCGAGAGATTCTGGGCATCCAAAAATAATCTTGAGCAAATCAAATTGAATAAATACAATGTTGATACTGGAGATAACTTCGGTCTCCACATTGACGTTGGTGATGCCGACTCTGCTAAGAGATTCCTAGCATACAAATTATTCCTTAACGATGTTGAGGAGGGAGGCGAGATGGAATTTCCTCAAGTTGGACTCAAAATTAAACCACAGCAAGGTGATGTGGTATTATATCCACCTGGATGGACGTTTCCTTACTCGGACAACGCTCCTATCAGTAATGACAAGTATGAATTGACCACCTATCTACATTATCAATGAGCCTAAAGATCGAAGAAATTGCACTCAGTAAACTTATCCTTGAGGAAGATTACTGTAGAAAGGTTTTGCCTTTCATTAAGGATGAATACTTCGATATGTTTACTAACCGTCTGTTGTTTCAGACGATTCAGGAATACATCAGTGAGTATGACATCAATCCAGAGCCCAATGCTCTGAAGATTGAGATTGAAAACCGACGTGACATCACGGAGGATACTTACAAGGAGATTGAAACCTTCCTTGATAACTTAGATCGTGATTCTTACAATGATGAATGGTTGATGGAGACCACTGAGAAGTGGTGTAAAGAGCGTGCAGTCTACCTTGCTCTCATGGAGTCGGTGCAGATTGCTGATGGGCAAGATAAGACTAGGACAAAGGACGCCATACCCAGCATTATGTCTGAGGCATTGGGCGTCTGTTTTGATGATCATGTGGGTCACGATTACATCTCTGATGCAGCAGACCGTTACGATTTTTACCACAGGAAAGAGGAGAAGATTCCCTTTGACATCGACTATTTTAACAAAATTACAAAAGGTGGGTTGCCTAATAAGACTCTCAACATCGCACTTGCTGGTACAGGCGTCGGGAAGTCTCTATTCATGTGCCACTGCGCTAGTGCCAGTCTCCTGCAGGGGAGGAACGTACTCTACATTACACTTGAAATGGCAGAGGAGAAGATTGCTGAGCGAATTGATGCCAACCTCCTGGATATCCCGATCCAACAATTGAGTGATCCGATGTTTACTAAAGAGAGATACATCAAGAAGGTGGACTCTCTTAAGAAGAAAACACAAGGTCGCTTAGTTATTAAAGAGTATCCCACAGCGTCTGCACATGTGGGACACTTTGAAGCACTCTTGAATGAGTTGTCACTCAAGAAAGGTTTCCATCCTGACATTGTATTTGTTGACTACCTTAATATCTGTGCATCCTCACGATACAAAGGGACCATTGTAAATTCCTATACATATGTTAAGTCTATCGCAGAGGAATTGAGAGGACTCGCTGGAAAGTTGAATGTCCCTATTGTCTCTGCTACCCAAACTACGAGAAGCGGATATGGAAACTCTGATGTGGATATTACTGATACCAGCGAGTCTTTTGGACTGCCTGCTACTGCTGATCTTATGGTCGCGCTTATATCCACAGAAGAGATGGAGCAACTTGGTCAGATCATGGTCAAGCAACTTAAAAATCGATACAATGATCCCACAGTATACAAGCGATTTGTTGTAGGGATTGACAGGGCGAAGATGAGGCTGTATGATTGTGATCAGTCCGCTCAGGACAACATCATTGATGCTGGTGACATCAGTGATGACGCATTCACCGACACTAAAAAAAGTTTTGACGGATTCAAAGTATGAGTGACCCTAACAAGTTTACCAATCAAGGTGAGCCTAATTATGAATTGGAGCAACAGACAGAAAAAATCTCTGGTGATGCCCAAGAGAAGATTGAAGAGGAGAAGCAACGCGCTCAAGAAGTCGCAGACTCTACTCCCAAGACTCCTGAGGAGATGCTCAACAACCCTGATGTTGTGGCACCAAAAACTAAAAAAAAAGCGAAGGAGAAAAAGGCAGCTGCGGCAGATGCATCAACTGCGGGTGCCAAGCAAAAGTTTGAAGTGGATCTTGATCGCTATTGTGAGTTTGTAGATCGTGTTACCTCTTCTGCTAGTAAAGATTATGTTTCTTACATCGAACGTCTGACTGAGTTGCATCAAGCAGGTTGTAACATCGAGCGTCTAGACACTGCTGCAGCAGGTATCTGTGCAGAGGGTGGTGAGTTTATGGAGATCGTTAAGAAGATCAAATTCCAAGCGAAGCCATGGGACACTGCTAACAAGGAGCACCTGCAGAAAGAGTTGGGTGATATCATGTGGTATATTGCCAATGCTGCTATGGCACTGGACATGCGTCTTGATGAGATCATCTACATCAACACTCTGAAACTGGCAGCACGTTACCCTGAGGGTATGTTTGATCCTCACTACAGTGAAAACCGTGCTCCTGGTGACATCTAACCTCCTACACCATTACAAAGGAATAAATAGAGGGTAGAGATACCCTCTTTTTTATGGCTATTACAATTCTTCAGGAGAATGAAGATCAGTTTCGTGCTGTGCTAGATGCGTTCGCAAACGCAACTGACAATGATGTGATACCTATATCTAAGTTTGAGCAACAGGATGGTGATTCAACTAAGAGGATTAAAATATCGTGTAAGGTGCATGTTGAATCTGGTAAGAGACTTAGAGTTAGAGATCAGGTTGCTGATTATTTGGGGGAGCAGGCTGATAAGGGTCAACTTGATATCGTTGACGTTACTTTAGGTACCAAATCTAAACCTGATAAGGAAACGTTAGATGTTATAGTAAGAGAGAATCCAACTGAAGTAATTAGGATTGCAATTAAACCAATCAATAGTGGTGGGTCTGGTGGTGGTAGTGCTGCAACTACTGTACAAGAGACTGCTCTAGCAACGTTTCTTGCAATGAGATATGATAAGGGCACAGCCCTTGAGTGTCATCCTTCAAGGTCAGATGGATGTATAGATGAGGATGATTATATTAAAGGGTTAAAACAGGTTGACTGTGCTGGTAAGGTTACAGTTGAGGAGATAATGGGATTAGATGCGAGTTGGAAGGAGTCATGTATAAAGGGTGCCAATAAGATTGCTGCGGAGGTTCAGGGATCCAACTGGGTATATGTTAGAGGAGATAGTAGTATAGATGATGGTTCAATTAAGAGAGCATTTGC